CTTTAGCATTAGCTTTTGGAGGTGGACTTGGTCCATCAACAGGACTAACTACAACTGAAGAATTTACTGGAGAAACAACAGCAGCTAATGTAGAAACATTTAGTACGAGTTAATTATGGCAACATATAGAGAATTACACGGTAAAGCAGTTAAAACGGTTACAACTAACCCATCAGACGATGCGGTTGAGGGACAAATCTGGTTTAACTCAACAGACAATACTTTTAAATCTGTTGTCGCATTACAAGCATGGTCAAGCGCTTCATCATTACTCACAGCTAGATCAGATTTAGGGGGTTTTGGAGTTAGAGATTCTAGTGTGATATATGGTGGTAGCACTAATGCAACAGAAGAATATAATGGAACTGGTTTTTCTGCTAGTGGAAATTTAAATACAGGTAGACCAAACTGTCAAGATAATGGTTGGGGAGTTGAAACAGCAGCAGTAGTTGCTTCAGGTTATGATGGTAGTGGTAACACTGTAAACGTAGAGGAGTATAATGGTTCATCTTTTAGTGAAGTTAATAATGTTAGCACAGCCAGAAGACAACACGCATCAATTGGATTAGTTCAAACTGCAGGAGCAATATGTGGAGGTTACACCTCAACTAACGTAAACAGCACGGAAGAATATGATGGAACAAACTGGACTAGCGGCGGAAATTTAACCACGACTAGAAGAGGTTTTGCTGGATCAGGAACTTTAACTGCTGGTATAGTTTTTTCTGGTTATACAACAACAGTAGTTGCAAACACAGAGGAATACGATGGAACATCATGGACAGCTGCTACTGCAACAAATACTGCTAGAAATAATGGAATAGGGGCATCTAACGCTCCTCAAAGCACAGCTCTTTTATTTGGAGGAAACACAGGTAGTGATTCAGCTTTAACAGAACAATATAATGGAACCAGTTGGACAGAAGTTGCTGATATGGCAACAGCTAGAGATAGTTTAGCAGGATCTGGAATTGGAACTGCAGCGCTAGCTGCAGGTGGTGCACCTCCTCCTGGTAATGTTGCACTTGCAGAAGAATTTAATCAATCAGCAACGGCAATCACAGCTGCAGCATGGTCTAGTGGAGGAGCTTTAAATCAAGCAAGAAGAATTCAAGGAAATGCTGGTGGTAAAGATGCAGGTTTATCTTTTGGTGGTTATTCAGAACCAGGTGCCTATCAATTTTTAAACGTTTCAGAGGAATATAATGGAACTAGTTGGACTGAAGGAAATAATTTAAATTTAGCAAGATATGGACTTAGAGGTTTAGGAACTCAAACTGCAGCAGTTGCGGTTGGTGGACAAAAATCAGGAACTCCGACTGCAATAACTAATTGTGAAAATTATGACGGAACGTCATGGACTAACACAGGAGCTATGAACGTTGCAAGAGAAGAAGCAGGTGTTTTTGGAATTCAAACTGCAGGAGTTGCATGTGGTGGTTTTAATGGTGCTCCTTTAACGGAAACAAATGCAACTGAAAATTTTGATGGGTCTAGTTGGACAGCGAGCGGCACTCTTAATAGTGTCAGTTATGCAGCGATGGCGGCAGGAACTCAAACAGCAGGTGTAAGAGCAGGAGGTTATCTTAATCCAACATCAACTTATCAATCATTTACTGAGGAATATAATGGGTCTAGTTGGACATCAGTAAACAGTATGCCTGAAGGTAGAGGGTCTGCTGCTCCTTCTAAAAATGGAACACAAACTGCATGGCAATTTTCTGGAGGAAGAAATCCAGGGGGTATTGTGTCAAATACCATGGCTTACGATGGAACTAATTGGGCAACTGGCGCCTCTATATCAACAGCTAGAACTGAATTTGATGGTGGTGGAACTACATCAGGATCTGGTGCTCATTTAATTTGTGGTGGACAACCAGGATCAAGCTCTGCTGGAGTAACTACAACAGAGGAATTTACTGCAGAAACCACGGCTTTGAACGTAAAAACACTTACACAAAGCTAATAAATATGTTATATAAACTTTAAAAGGAGGAAGACTATGGAAAACTTTTTATATGGAGTGCTTACTAACACTGGAAAAGGATTCTTCACAGCTGAAGATAGAAAAAACTTTTTTCTAAGAGGTTATCCTGCTGACGTTTGGGTTGTTGGAAATAATCCAAAAGGAGCTTTATGGATAGCTGATAAGAACGGTGTTTTTAAAACTAAGTCAGAAGCACAAGCTTTAGTTAATGCTGAAATACAAGCAGCACAAGCAGCTTGGGATGCTCAAACTGATGAAGAAAAAGCTGAGCCAAATAATATTAGACCATCTGACATAACTCTTCCATAAGGATTTTAAATGTCTACGTACGAAAATTTACACGGCCGAAGAGTCAACGTTGTATCATCAAACCCTTCTAATCCAAAAGAAGGAGAGGTGTGGTATAACTCAACTTTAGGACAACTTAAAGGTTATGTATTAGCACCTGCAACAATGTCATCTGGTGGTAATTGTAGCACAGGGCGAACACAGTTAGGTGGGACTGGAGCATCTCAAAATGCAGGAATAATTTTTGGTGGAGAAACACCTTCTCTTACTGGAGCTACGGAAGAATACGATGGAACATCGTGGACTGGAGGTGGCACATGTCCAGCTCAAAAAAGTGATATGCACTCTTCTGGAACTCAAACAGCAGCGCTATGGGGTGGAGGATCACCAACTAGTGCAGAGACATATGAATACGATGGGTCTTCTTGGACAGATACAGGAAATATGCCTTTTTCTAATAGAGATGTTTTTGGCGGTAGTTGCGGAATACAAACTGCAGCTTTACAAGTAG